GGATGAGGAAGTCCAAGTGACCTCTGCACCCGCTCAACGCACCCCCTCAACCGTGGTAGCGCCGTCGAATCGAAACAACGGCGCAAGGCCACGCAAAATACAGTTGACTGCATCACAAGTCTCTCTCGCTAAGAGGCTTGGCATTTCCCCAGAGCAGTACGCCAAACAACTCATTAAGGAGAGTTCAAATGGCTGATGAGCGCAAAGTTCGTATCGACCGTGCAGCCGAATCGCGTCCTAGTGACTCGTGGTTGCCGCAATCCGCGCTTCCGATCCCGGAACAGAAAGATGGTTGGGTGTTCCGCTGGATTCGCACTTCTTCTTTGGGACGTTCGGATAACACCAACGTCTCTCGTCAGATGCGTGAGGGTTGGGAACCCGTCAAGGCAGAAGATCATCCTGAGTTGAAGATCATGTCTGACATCAATTCCCAGTTCAAAGGTAATGTCGAGGTGGGTGGTTTGCTTCTTTGCAAAGCCCCTATTGAGAAGATGTTGCAACGCCAGAAGTACTTCCAAGAACTCTCTGACCGTCAGATCGACGGCGTGGACCGCAGTTTCATGCGGGAAAATGATCCGCGTATGCCGCTCCTTAACCCGGAGCGTTCAACGCGCAGCACTTTCGGACGAGGTTAAATCCTTTTCTTTCCACTTTTAGAGGTAACTTAAATGGCTTCAGGAACTGATGTTACGGTCCCTTATGGGTTCCTGCCGATTAACCTCATCGGCGGTCAGGTATTTGCGGGTTCCACCCGTATGTACCCGATTCAGTACGGCTACGCGACGGACATCTTCTACGGTGATTTCGTCAAGGTCGTGCGAGGTTCGGCCACTCGTGTCGCAATCGATTCATCTACGAATTCGAACGCTGTTACGGGTGTTTTCTTTGGTTGCTCCTACACTGATCCGGTGACCAAGGACAAGCGTTTCTCCCAGTACTGGCCTGCGTCCACGCTGGCTGGTGATGCGGTGGCGTATGTCGTTGACGATCCGGACACGGTGTTCAAGGCTGCTGTTTGCTCGTCCGGAACAACGATGGCTTCGGGCGCGTATGCGCTGGTCGGAACCAACCTTGCTTGCATCGACAACACGGGCAACGTGAACACGGGCAATTCGAAGAACGCGATCCTCGCGCCTGCGGATACGCCTGTTAGCACGATCCTCCCGCTGCGTTGTGTGGGCGTGGTACCGGAGACTTCCATCTCGTATACGGCGACGGGTTCGTCCTCTGGCGTCACCCTGACCCTCACGGGTTCGGGCGCTCCGGCGGCGCTTCCGATTGGCACGAGCGTGGCTTACCGTGCATCGAACGGCCAGATCATTGAGACTGGTTCGTTTGTTGATACGGCGGCTGCGGCTGGCGATACGTCCATCACCCTGAACGCCGCGATTGCGGTGCCGGGTTCGGTGGTTGCTATCCCGGCTTCGTCCACTGTCATCTTCACGATCTACCGTGAGTTGTTGGTCAAACTGAACGTTCTGACCCACGGCTACTACAGTAGCGTCACTGCCTAAAGGAGTTCTGAGAAATGGCTATTTCACGCGCACAAATGCTGAAGGAACTCCTGCCGGGGCTTAACGCCCTTTTCGGCTTGGAGTACCAGAAGTACGAAGACGAGCATACGCTCATCTACGAAACCGAAAACTCCGAAAAGGCTTTCGAAGAGGAAGTCAAGTTGTCGGGCTTCGGCACGGCCCCGGTTAAGCCGGAAGGTCAGGCCATTGCCTACGACAACGCGCAGGAGGCTTGGACGGCTCGTTACAACCACGAGACGATTGCCATGGGCTTTTCGATCACTGAGGAGGCCATGGAGGACAACCTCTATGACCAACTCTCTGCTCGTTACACCAAGGCTCTCGCCCGTGGTATGGCGAACACCAAGCAGGTCAAGGCTGCGGCTCTTCTGAACAACGGCTTCACCACCTTCCAGTCGGGAGACGGTGTGACGCTGTTCAGCACGGCTCACCCCCTTGTCAACGGTGGCACCAATGCCAACCGTCCGACTGTGGGTGCGGACCTCAACGAAACGTCGCTGGAAGACGCAATCATTTCGATTGCAAACTTCGTGGACGAGCGCGGTCTTCTGATCGCTGCCCGTCCGCGTCGTCTCGTTGTTCCGTCCAACTTGATGTTCGTTGCAGAGCGCCTCATGGAGACCACTCTCCGCACGGCGACCGCTGACAACGACATCAACGCGATCCGTAACATGGGCGCGATCCCGGAAGGCTACGCTGTCAATCATTACCTGACTGACACGAACGCCTTCTTCCTCATCACGGATGTCCCGAACGGTATGAAGCACTTCGTGCGTACCCCGCTCTCGACCTCCATGGATGGCGACTTTGATACCGGCAACGTCCGGTACAAGGCTCGTGAGCGTTACTCGTTTGGTGTCAGCGATCCGCTTGGCATCTACGGTTC